CCTGACATGCGCGTCGCCTCCACTTTCATCCAAAAATGCTTGTACTTCAACATGTTAGTCCCGGTTTGTACAGTATGAATAGTACGAAACCATTTCCGCCCTGACGCCAGCTCCTTAGTCATATACCAATACAATAGCATCTCACAATCCTCCATCAAAGATTTTGTGAAAAGTGACTCGAAGGCCGTATAATCTGTCGCCATGTATCGTGAGCCTGGCGCTGCGACGTTGTCAAGGATATATTGTGGACGATCCCTGACTGGAACTTTTTTGATGAATAGGGCAAGGCAAACAGCACTCTTTCAATGGCCTTGAAGAACGGGCCCGAATAGCACTTGTAGCTGTCATGCCTTGAATTGATTCCCCGCTGATATTTATACTCCGCGTAGTTCTCAGCTTTTGCGAAGCATTTACATGCTGTGTAGGCCCGTTTTGACCAAATGCCCCCTGAAGCCTCACACGCTTCCCATTCTTTGCGTAATTGGGCCTTGCGTGTTAAGGTATAGGGACACTCCTCCAACCAGGAGTCAAAGGTCGGCTCATCCGTCAAGGGCCTGAGATGCTTAACAAGCCATCTCATGACGAACTTTCTAAATCTCTCGCGGACATCCTTTACGGCCGACGGTGGTTTTCTCGCTGCACGATAAACCGCCCCCGCCCGCGTGCTCGTTTGGTCGCCTAGATCTGGATGCGGTGGGACAGCACCCAGGATGCCGGCGTCTAGTGCGACCATGACTGGCGCTTTCAAAGGGCTCTTGTGCCTGACGGCAGATGCGAAAGTTCCTGGCTTGGCTTCGACCATGACAGGTAACGAGACTTCGCGGTTGCCATACCCATAGGCGACAAGAGGTCCAGTCCGGGGGACGCGGGGAAAGGAAGATGAGCAGTCCTACGCTTCATATCCTTAAAAGTAGCGAACGCAAAGAGAACTGTGTCCGCATGCACATAACATTTACCGACCTGATAATACTGATCGATGTTTATGGCACCCCGTGTCCGATTATACTGATTGATCCTTTGCCAAGCGACTTCATCGTCGGCATCGATTGAACAGTTATTAGCATTGACCAACTGAGCCAAAAGAGCTAATGATACAGTATGTTGCTTGCATTCCTCTTCAAACATACCCATCAACTTCATGACCCACGTAAGGAGCGTCGCAGTGCGCGTATGCTTTCCGTTCTTACTGCCACGGCGGGCCCTTCCGGCCCAACCGTCAAAACTGAGCTTACGCACATACGTCGCATCACACAAAAATGGATCAGAATGCGTCATGTGGTCAACTTTTGAGTGATCTGTTCTAACATCAACAGTATTGTCCTTCGGATTGAAGTTGACCAACACACTAGGAGAAAAATTATGTTGATCAACCTGCATCAAATAAACGTGCTGAATGAAAGCCCGACCTGCAAAGAGGCGGAGCACAATCAGTAAAGACGAAATCACAAGTCCGTTAGGGGCAGGCCCCGTGACGAACAAAATTATCCCAGCCCACCAAGTGTCAGGAAGCGTGTTCCACAAGGAAA